ACTTCTACGAGGTGTTCCGACGCAACGACGGTCGCTGGAAGACCTTCACAGTCACCGCATTCGACTGTCCGCACATCAAGAAGGACTGGATCGACGAGCAGTTCCAGCGTTGGGGCGAGAACCATCCGCTGGTGCGGTCCATGATCTATGCGGAGTTCATGGAGGACGACGGTTCGCTCACAGCCGTGCGGACTGCGGACTGGCAGAGATCGGTCTCTCAGCCTCCTGAGAGCAATGAGAAGGCGCATCGGCTCACCGCAGGATGCGATTTCTCCGCTGGCGGCGACGAAAGCGTGCTCTGCGTGCGCCAGGGCAACACGGTGAAGGGTCTGATCTCGTGGAAGGACAGGGATACGATGAATTCCATCGGGAAATTCATCTATCAGTTCCGGAAATGGGGGCTGAAGTCCGAGGATATCTACGCAGACGTCGGCGGCATGGGTGTTGTCATGTGCGACGCGCTCAAACAGGAGGGTTGGGACGTGCGCCGGGTCAATTTCGGTGAGAAAGCCATCCGAGATGACCAGTTTGTGTCCCGGGGAGCCGAGATGTGGATCGAATTCGGCCGATCCGTTGAGAAGAACGAGATCAACCTGGGTCCGGCAGGCAATGACGACATCCTGATCAACCAGTTCATCACCCGGAAGGTCAGGACCAACGGAAAAGGCAAGTTGGCGCTTGAATCCAAGGATGAATTGAGGGCCAGAGGCATCGCGTCACCGGACCGGGCCGACGCCATGGTGCTGGCCTTCTGCGGCGGAGGCGGTAAACGCATGGACGAGTACATGAAAGCACTTGGTGAAGACGGTCGTAGCCTCCTGGAACGCATGGAGGATGAAATTGGCCCTCTGGAAGGCGGCGATGAGGGTGCGCTTGTAGGTTGTGAGGTCGGCGGATAAGCATTGACACATATGATGAACAACAGTCAGCGGAATGGTTTGCATGGTCAGATCGAAGAGGCTGTCGATCAGCGGCAACCTTGGGAATTGCGCCAGTCTCGCTGGTACGAACTGCGGCATCACGGCCTGCGTCGTCAGAACAAGCCGTGGCTCAAGGCATCCGACATGCACTGGCCGCTCATCGATACCCAGATCGAGAAGCTCAAGCCGCTGTTCCTCCAGCAGGCACTCGGCATGGACGTGGTGGCCAGCTTCGTGCCCATGCGCCAACAGCTCAACGCCTACACCAAGGTCGCCGAGGACTGGTTCAACTATAAGATCCGCGAGAAGACCAACTTCCAGGAGGAGATCCTGTCTTGGGTCGATTACACCCTCATGTCAGGTCGGGCGGTCATCAAGTGCTTCTGGAACCCGGGCGACAAGAAGGTCGGGTTCGACGCCATCGATCCTCTCTACTTCCTCGTCCCCGCCTATACCGTAGATCTGCAGGACGCAGACTGGGCTGTTCAGGTCATGCCCATGAGCGTGGCCGCCTACAAACGCATGGCGCGTCAGATGGGCTGGAAATCCGACAAGGCCACCATCGACAAGATCCGCGGCAACCCGCAGGAGGACAACATCCCCGGCACCAACGTCGAGTCCGACGTCAAGAACCTCCGGGAAGGCATCACCTACACCAACAACCCGGATATGATCATCGTCTGGGAGGTCTACCGTAAGACAGAGGCCGGGAAGTGGGAGATCTACACCTATTCGCCCGCAGATAAGTCAATCGACCTGCGTGAGCCTATGGAACTTCCCTATGACCATGGGCAGCTTCCCTTCATCGACTTCCCCTACGAGATCAAGGACAAGGGTTGGTTCTCGCCCCGCGGCATCTGCGAGATCCTCGCTCCGTTCGAGCTTTCGATGACATCGATGTGGAATCACAAGCATGATGCCATGACGCTCTACAACCGGCCGCTGTTCCGCGCCGAGCGTGAGCTGCCAAACAGCATCAACCTGCGTTTTCAGCCCGGCCAGATCCTTCCCTACGGTGTAGCGCCGGTCACTATGCCCCAGCCGCCCATCTCGTTCGACGTCGAGATGAACAACACGCGGGCCATCGCTGAGCAACGCATCGGCACGCCGGACTACGGAATCAACTCGATGGTGGAAGGCCAGAGTTCCCGCCGCACTGCCACCGAGATCAAGTCGATCAATGCCCAGGCCATGCAGTCTGGCGATCTGCGTGCCCGGCTCTTCCGCATGTCGCTCGGGAAGCTCTATCGCCAGGCATGGAGCCTCTATATCCAGTACGACAAACAGAGCCTGCAATACCGGTTCGCCGAGGACTCACTCTCAGCCGATCCTGTGGCCCTCCATGACCAGTATGAACTCGAGCCCAAGGGAGGCATGGACATGGTCAGTCGTCAGGCCATGGTCAATCAGGCGATCGCACGCAAGCAACTCTTCGCGCAGAGCCCTTGGGTGGATCAGGTCGAGCTGGACAAGTCCATCATGGAGCTGGATGACCCGACTCTGGTGAAGCGGCTCCTGCGGGATCCGGGACAGAAGGCTCAGGACGAACTCGAGGACGAGGCCAAGCTCATACCGACGCTGCTCGTTGGCATCCCGGTGCCAGCCAAGCCCGGACAGAACTTCGCAGGCCGAATCGGCGTCATCATGCAGTACCTGCAAGGCGCCCAGCAGCAGGGCCAGCAGTTCCCGCCGCCGGCCATGAACGCCATCATGCAGCGTCTGGATTCCCTGCTCCAAGGCTATGAGCAGGTGGCCACCAATGAGGCCCGCAAGCTCCGCAAGGACATCCAGACGTACTTCGAGTCGACCGGCATGCTTCCCAACCAGAAGCAGGCTCAGCAGATTCAGGCGCCTCAGCCAGCACCGCCTACGGCCCAACCCGTCGTTGAGCAGCCTGCCCTACCCGTATGATGTGCTCAAAATGCCGGTATTTCGTCCAAAACACATGCAGAAGGTATCCCCCGAGCGGGAGACCAAGCTCATGGCCTACCGTCCTTCCGGCAGAATGGTGCGGCGAGTACACCGCGATACTCTCGGTGAATGCGAGTACTGCGGAGACGAATACGAAATCGCCAGTCTCCGTTTCGATCGAGCCGGCTTCAGATACTGCCAAGAGTGTGCAGGAGAAGCTCAATAGGCTTAGGAAAGAAAAGGCATCCATTCTTTAATATGGCCGAATACCAAGGAAAGAAGGTCACTCTCAACAAGCCGTTCTACACGCCCGGCGAGAAGAAGAAGAGTGCTGTCTACGTCCGCAGCCCAAAAGGAACCGTGATCAAGGTGCGGTTTGGTGATCCCAACATGGAGATCAAACGCGACAACCCGGAACGCCGTAAGAACTTCAGGGCCAGGCACAATTGCGATAACGCAACAGACAAGACAACGCCTCGGCACTGGAGTTGCAAAGCCTGGTAAACCACATGAAAAAGAAGCAAAGCAAACTCAGTAAACTCGCCAAAACCCTCAAGAAAGAGGGTGCCGACGATCCGAAGGCATTGGCAGCATGGATCGGACGCAAGAAGCTCGGTGCCGCTGAATTCATGCGCCGCGCAGCCGCTGGACGCAGGAAAGCCGCATGATCCGTTTCATCTCAAAGCTCAAGGCAGCATGGACATTCAGCCGGCATCAATGCTGGGTGAATCCGCTTCCATGGGAAAAGACAGACGCCGTCGCGCTGGCCGCCTTCTTCAAATCGGAGACAGGCAAGAAGTTCAGGGACGCATTACTCAATACCGTCCTCATGCAGAATGCGTCGGCGCTGGTCGACAAAAACCATTTGCAATACTCAGCAGGCTTTGCCATGGGTCAGGCCAGCTTGGTCAAGGTCATCGAGATGATGGCCGATGAATCAGCTATCTCGGATTCTGACAATGATACCGGTCAGGATACGATCACTTAGGGTATCACAAATACGGTAGCCAGAGCGTGCAGTCTGGCTAACGAGTTACATAGCACATGAGTGAAGCATTAACCGCTGATGGAGTGCTCTCGATGGCGAGGGACTTCGATGCCGGTGTCGATATCGACAATCGGGAAACCCCTGAGCCTCAACCCGAGGCGCAGAGCCCCGATGCGAGTTCTCCTGTGGAGGATTCCGCCAGCACCGAGTCCAGCAATACCGAGGAAACCCCAGAGGCAAGTTCCTTGAAAGAGACCGAAGCTCCGAAACAGGAGCCCAAGTCCGAACCGCAGAAGAAGGAGTCCAAGTTCGCCAAGGAGGAGGCTCGCAAGGCCAAGACCTGGTCGGAAATCAACGCCGAGAAGGAGGCTATCAAGGCCCAGAAGGAGGCGTTGGCCCGCGAACGTGAGGAATGGCAGAAGTCCCGGCAGACCGCCGAGACCAGCCAGACCAACCAGTTCCGGGACGATAAGGGGTTCACAGCCGAAGACTATGAGCAGGCCGCAAAGGAGTTCGATGCAGATGGGGATCGCGAACTCGCCCAGGCCGCCAGAGCCAAGGCAGACGCTGCTCGCAAGGCAGCCGGTGAACACCAAGTCAAACTCCAGCAGCAACAGTTCCAGAAGTCTTGGGAGGATTCATATGCCCGCCTGAGCGAGAAGGAGCCGTGGCTGAAGGATCAGAACTCCGAGCAGTACAAGAAGGTCGTTGGCCTTCTGAACAACTACAAGGTGCTGACAACCATCCCTGATGGGCTGACTCACGCCGTGGAGCTTGTGAAGCTGCATGACACTGCGACTCGGGCTCAGGCAATTGAATCGGAGAACAAGGCTCTCAAGGAGCAGCTAGACAAGCTCCAGAAGAAAACAGCCATAGGTAAGAGTGTGCCGGCCGGACCGCTCAAGGCAGAGGAAAGTGACTTTGCCAAACTCTCGCTCAAGGAGCAGCGGGAACGTCTGATGAAGGCGTCGCGGGAATTCGACCGCTCACTAGACTGAGGCACCATACCGTAACTTGTTATGCCAGTAACTACTTCAACCACGCTCACCAACCAGTTCCAGAACTACTTCAGCAAAGAGCTGCTCTCGATCGTCCAGCAGGAGACGATCCTTGATCAGTTCGCGATGAAGGCGCCGATCCCCAAGAACAACGGTAACAAGGCCATCTCCATGTTCCGTTTCGGGGCTCCCAGCATCTCGGGCGTCCAGACGATCTCGTCTGAAGGCTCCGCGATCAGCTCTGCGAATTACCGCGCTCTGGCGCTCAACAAGCTCGACAAGGCGCTCGCCCAGTACGGCCAGGTCATCGGGCTCACCGACATCCTCCGTGCTACCGACCTGTTCAACTCCCTCCAGCAGGCCACCAAGACCTCCGGTCTGGATATGGCTCTGTGGGTTGACTCGGTCATCCGCAACACCCTGATCGGCTCCAACCTTACCGCTAGCGGTTCCTCCATCGGTTCCGCCGCCGAGGGTGGTGGCACCTTCGACAACAGCGACGCCTGTAACACGGCCGCTGGTTCCGGTGGTATCAAGGTGTACGGCAACCCCGCCACGCTCACCACGCAGACCTTCTCTGCGTTGAA